ACCGCCGAACCGGCATCTGTAAGTGGAGATGCGTGAGCGCCCCAACGAACATATGCTGATTGATTGTTGATTACGTTTGCGTAGTAATTATCTGTACCGTCATCAGCTTTAGCATCAGATGCCTGAGATACAAACGCAAATGTTTCAAGTACTGTACCAGCAGTACCAGTCCATGCACCATCCTGATCAACAACCGCAATATGCATTTCATCTGCAGTATCGCCGCTATTATTTGTTGAGTAAGTTGATGTTCCAGGAACTGAGTCAAAGCTACCAGCATATGCCCATCCAGCAAATGCTGTTGCATCGGCAGGACATACAGATACTTGCAATGAGTTACCTAGTAGGCCAGGAAAACGAGCAATAAATGTATCAGTAGCACCAGGTGTTACTGTGTCATAATGATCGTCGTTCTTTACTAGAATACCGGTACCAGAAGCTGTTGCGTTTAAATTACCAGTTTCTGCACGTACTACGCGCAGTGAGTTACCGTACTGCAAAAATTGTGCAGCAGGATAAAAATATTTGTAGGTGTTATTGTCAGGTTTGCCAAACTTGTTAACTAGCTGTTGTTCTGAGCCTACCGTGGTAATCTCTTCAACCGGCCCCCACTGGAATGCACCAGCGATAGCTCCAATTGACGTAGATACGGCAGGAACAACATTAGTCAAGTCAACTTCTTTAACCTGCACACCAGGTGAGACTTGGAATGCCATGTATTTCCCCTTCATTGAGAATTAATAAGTTTTCATAATACGATGTTTTTCACTAGTATTATTTATAAATAATAGGATTTAGAAGAATGTCTCTTTCTGGACAAACCATCGATCTCCGCCTTCGACAACAGATTCAGTCTCTTCTTCTACTCCATCGTCGAATACACCGAAAGGAACTAGGTCATCCTCAATCAGTTTTTGTTGCTCGGCGTACAACATGTTCTTCATATCAATGTCTGTCATCTCTCCAAAGAAAGGAGTAACAGCAAACCAACCAAATAACACTAAATTCATCATTAAGTCATCGTGATTATTATCAGATGCCTCATAAGAAGATCCTTTTGCTACAAAGGTTGACATTTCTATGATTGTGTCTTGATCAACGATATTAATCTTATTTTGCTCTACAAGATCTTTAATATTCGAACAACCAATACGTTTGACTTTACGGGTCATAGTAACACCAATAGAATTGGCTTTAATCATAGACTCAACAAAAACATTTTCATATTCTAAATCATAATATAATCCATTACATACTACAGATCCTTGGTCATTTGACTCTATAACAACATGAGCATCGTTATATGTCTTAGCGTATTTATATATAATGTCCGGCAGAAGTAGTGGTGAGATCATATTATCTCTATAAACCGCCACTTGTTGAAATGGCTGGGTAGATACATCTATTATATTAAATGTTGAATAGTCCATACCACGTCCCTTTGCCACGTCGACAAAGCACATATAGTTATGAGTTTCCTCAGGTTTAACATATACCTTTACATTATTTTGTGTAAAGATTGGATTCTGTGCTTTTAATCCTAGTAATGTATCACCTGATATTAGAGTATTGCCAGTGCCGTGGAAGGTATTACCAAATTCTTGGTTAAACTGTAACTCTGATGTATTAGCAATTGTTTGTTTTTTCCATGCTTCGTCACGGCCAGGAACGTCCCACCAATCAACTCTGAATGGTTTAAATTCGTTTGTGCTTTGTACAGCACCTTCCCAAAGCTTATGGTAGATATTACCTAAACCATTCGCAGTAGAAGTAATAATTACTTTTGTGGATTTACCTGACGACACAACAGGGTATGTTGAAGTGTAAAACTCTGCGGCATTTTCAACGAAAGCAAACTCGTCGAGGAATAGGAGATTGACAGACATGCCTCGTATGGACGATCCTGAAGTAGCAGCAGCGATGATACGGCTATTATTAGAAAACTCAATGGAACCCTTATTTAATGCTTTACATCCAGGTTGTAGAAAGAATGGTAGGTTTTCAAGCATCAATGTAATACGAGCCAGCATCTCACGCGCAGTTGCACCTTTGTTTGCTAGGATCGCAATAGTCTGTTCTGGATGAAACAGAGCATACCATAACAAGTATCCCACCGATGAGATAGACTTACCTGACTGACGACAAGCAAGTATGATAGAAAATCTGTTATCATTAAAATGATTAAACATTTTTTCTTGATATGGATATAGTGTGAATGGTACAAGTCCGTGATCTAGATGCACGACTTTAAGATAGGTTGATGCAAAATATACCGGGTCTCGTAAACACCTAGTGTATTCTGTAACCTGTTCTTGTGACCATGCTTCTTGTACTCCGTCTCTCTTAACGTTCGGATTACCTAAGTAGCCGAGTTCGTTATTCTTTAGAGTCGCCATCAATTACTTTCATTTTTTCCAATAGTTTGCGCTGAAGATCTGAGGTAGATCCAACAAACACGTTATTCTGTGTCATGCCACCAGGTAACATGGGTGCATCCCTGTCTACTTTTTCGACCTCTTTCTTCTTCTTTTGCAATTCCATTAGGCGATCTGCAATCTCTGCATTCTGCTTCATCATATTAGATAGTACTTCAAAGGCCCGCGGATGCTCAGAGTCCCGTGCTAGTTCAAGCATAAGTTCTATAGCTTCGTCACCTTTCTCGGCTAGATTATAATATTTAGATCTAGCATAATCATAATCATCTTTTACATCATTCATCAGTTATTCCATAACTCTTGTATACTATCAACATTAGCTGTAGCACTTGCTGCGTTTGATATAATATCATCAGTATTAAATAAACCTATAATAGTTTTTACAGTTATTTTATTATCAGCATGTACGACTACTACACCAGTAGCACCAGTTATATTTCCTGTTACGGTTTCACCAGCAGTAAATACTCCAGCAACACTAGAGACAGTAAACACAATTCTGTCTGGCGTATTAGGATTAAATAGTGTTTCTACTATGGTATGAGAATCAGTTTCTTTAGCAGTTATAGGATTAACTGCTGCAGACTGCCTTTGCATCGGCTGATCTGTAAGTGCAACATTATTATTGTAATCTACGGTTACAGTCTTAATAACTCCTTGTGATCCAATACCACCATAAAAATTTACTTTAGTCTCAAAGTCTAGTGTATATATTATTACTCGCCTTGTTGTAAAATCACCTTCATAGTCGTCATTAAGCGATACACTTTGTAAAATAAAAGGCTGATCTGACTTAAATGCATTATTTACTTCCTTTACCGAGACTGTATAATCCGGTTGAAAAAACGGAAGTACTTGTTCTAAAATTTGTAATGCATCGTCTTGGTTTTTTGCCATAATATTAAGTTGTACACCTAAATTATATGCTACAGGTCCTAGAATGGTTTTCTTTTTATCTCCATCTGTTGGATCAATAAATGTTTGTTTAATTCCCTTTTGAAGCTTAGCATTACTATTATATGTAAGAGAAGTAATCTCAAATGACATACGGGGAAGTTTAAGTGCAATTTTAGGATCGTTAAGATCGATTTGTTGATCTAGACGTGCAAGAAACTTTTGTTTCGGACCATATGCTAATGGCACCTTTATTATACTTTTAGCCGAACCATCTGTACCTTTGCGTAAAACATTAATATCATTAAATAATGTTCCAAATACCGCTACTGTACGACGTATTGCAGCGTGATAAAAGTGATTACCAAACATTACTATGCTTCTCCAAATGGATTCGATTCAGAGAAATCAATAATATCATTGGCCTCATCCTCATAGTTAAAGTTGCGTGCTGCTAAATCACTTACAAAAGTATTATCTGTAGTAGACGTATCAACATCATATATTTTCGTAATAGAAGCTGTTGCACCAGATGTAACACCTACAATAGAATTACCTGTAGCAAACTTTGTATAGGTACCATCAGTTGTTTCTATATCAGTTATATGCACTGTATTACTATCTATAGAGATCAATTCAGCTGATATCGATACCTCTGGAGTGCTAGCTACAGAGTTTGGAGTAATAGTTACAGCAGGAAGAGCTGGATAATATCTGCCTCTATTTACAAGGGTGACGGCACTAACCGAACCTGACGCATTTAGTGTAGCTGTCGCCGTCGCATTGATAGGATCAAAAGATTCGTTTATAACATCATTAGTTTGTATAGCTGTAGGAACTGTTATTGTAGTAGTATCAGCTAGAGGTACCGTACCTATAGATACTGCATCAAAATATATACCGTTTGTTTCAGCAGTATTAGCCGCTGATAACGCGCCTTGAACTTTAATTTGATTTGTATTTAAGTATTGTCCACTAGAAGCAATTAACGCACTATTAGAAACTGTAGTATCATTAAGTACTCTAGTTCCATTAATAAAGATTTGGTAAGTAAACGTTCCACCTGCATTATTAACAGATACTTTTACATGATTCCAATCAGAAGTGTTTATGGCTGTTGTTACAGTATCTGTTTTATGGTTTGAAGTAATCCCATTTGAGCCAAGAGTAAACTGGAAATCACCAAATTGAGATATTACGCCGTTATAAACTTGTGCATCCTTTGTTTTAAAGAAGAACTCGGCCGTTCCAGCTTGAAGTGCATTAGGAAGATCTACATAATAATATTTAGTAGCATCATTAGAGAACACTGACCATAAGCTAAACTTAGGCTGATCCTTCGTGATAATACTATTAGATTTAGAACCCTCTAACTCTTTATCATTATCATCGTGAGTGATTATCGATACAGCCGGTATTGATGCATATGAAAATCCGGCCGTAGAAATATCAACTGCAGTGAGTCGACCAAGTCCACGATTAGTACCGAAGTTTCCGACTGCTGTAGCACTAGACGATATTGCAGCAGTAGAAATATGCTTAATTCTTTCGCCGAATTCGAATGTACCTGAAATAGATCCAACTTCAAATATTTCTTGATATCCGTATTGAGCTTTTAATTCATCAACTGCAGCAACACCTGTATTAAATTCTTCATCATTGTACTCGAATAGTCTTGCTTGTATTTTAAATACAGGCAAGTTACTTAACTGATAAAATGGTTGTTCGTGTTCAACGTAACTAATTTCAAAGAATGACTTTGACAGAGGAAGATAAATTAGATCACCTTCAAATGGTCTGTCATCATTAATATCTGAATTCCATACACCTACAAGTTTTTGCCACGATCGTTTTGCGACGATGAATGTTACTTCATCACGAATCTCCATACCAAATTTAGCAAATATATTACCTTCACCTTCAAATCCTTCGGTGTTTTCAATAAACATCTCAACAGTATTAGCAGTGTTAAACTCTGATTCTACATCCTCACCGAGAATATAATCACGCTGCACAATCTTGCGAGGCATATAGAAAACATCCTGACCGTACATCTTGATGGACTCAATAATGATGTCCTCAAACATGTATTGTTCAGTGTTTACTTTAGGTGAAAAGAATACATTAGTTGGCATGATCTATCCTACATAAAATTCAGGAGGCATTTCGTATTTAAGCTGCATTTCTTCTTCAATAGCATTAATCTCTGTTACGGCATCGTCATATAGCTGACGTCCGTTAAGAGTAACACCACCCGGAAGCTGCATGCCTTCGAATTTAATAAGGTTTGCACCCCATTGCTGTTTAAATAAAGCTGTAGTATATCGCTTTAGAAGCATATCATTATATACTTCAGTATGTGTATCAGGTTCTACTGTACGATAGGCATCTACAATAATGTAATCGCCTACGGCTACATCAGCTTCCCAGTCAACATCAAGATACAAACGATTCATATGACGACTAAAACGTACCTGTTCTGGTCCATTTAGCATCATGTTCATTGTACTGAGATATGACATTGTTTGTGAATAGTTAGCAAGGTTGCCAGTAAATCCTAGGCTGTACATATCGTTAAGATGCATTTGATATTTTGCATCAAACATACTTACACTTGAATTACTTTCGAACATTGGAAAGATTCGTTGTACTGACAATACCTGATTTGGTAACGAAATATATTCATTTGTTACATCAGTGATTGTGATCTGATGCTTGTGATATACTTTGTATATTGCATCAGAGTGATATTCTTGGTAAAATTGCAGAGCTTCGTCAACGCGATCAGATAGCTGATCTTCATCGACGTTAATCTCAAGGACTGGTGCTCCGAGTTTACGGAGACAGTAGTCAATGAGCGTCTGTCTTGAATTTGGAGCTGCCATTAAAAAATAGTCCTACAGATAATTGTGTTTCTATAAGACTATTTATATGTTTTATAAACTTGGTATTATAGTTTATTTATCAAGTGCACTGGTTTATCACGCTATAACATCAGTGATCGTAAGATTGGAAATCTCTGCCCATGTATTTGTACTTGTAGGTTCATATATACCAAACCCAAAATACCCCGAGCTATTTGTCCAGCTAATCCCTGAAATTGTTCCATAAGTATAAACCGAACCGTTGAGCTCATGTACTTGCATCCTAAATGTGCTCGCTCTTTTTTGTATCATAATTTTACGTTTTGTTCCATCATGGAAATTAGGTATACTGCTGCCCTGTGAAGTACCTACTGTGCCTGCAGGTCTATCAATTCTAACCGCGTTGGCGCCAGAATTACTGTAATGCTGTCTAAGAACTAGATAATCAAAGTTAGTGGCCTCTGAACCCACATGATTAATAGCAATACCAAAATGTCTATATGTAGAAGTGTCTGTTGGACTTACTAATTCAAAAGAAACGTCATATTGATTTGGCATATACCTATTAAGCAATAACATTTGGTTATACCCACTTACAGCTCGTGTCTTTTTAAAGTATAATTTATTACCATAATCATACTCTTCTACCTCACCGAAGTTACTGCTAGTTGTAGACCACCATTTTTTATTAGTAGTGGTATTATTATTATAGTTTCTTATTGCGCCGTGTGAGTGGTTGTATCTCACAATTTCATTTGGTCCGCCGCCGCCGGCAGACCCAGCAGCGATTCTTACACTACGATCAGCACTGAGGTTCGCTGGGTACGCATTTGCTGCAATGTAAACATCACCGTCTGTACCGTTAGTTCCGACATAGCCGTGGGTGTAGCCACCATCACCAATACAAATTCCATCATTCACAATTACATTATAGACACCATTACTACTACCATTTACATTAGGAAACCCACCGTCAAAACTAACTTTTCCATATAATTTTGTCTGTGAATAACCCTCACCTACTTGTAGCATCGTTCCACTAGTATTGCCTTCTAATGCTCTCCTATCAGTACCTCCAACAGTTCCAAAAAGTAAGCGACTGTTATTTTCGGCAATTTTTATCGAACCACTAGCAACTGTTAGCGTGCTGTCTGGAGCAGTCGTACCAATACCAA